AGCCAATAGAACTGCGCCGACACCTCGGCCGTCGGGTCGCTCGCGATCCGCGCGACGTCCTCGGCGCTCGGCGCGCTGGCGCCGTCGAGGATCAAGTTGACCCGCCCGGGCACGGCGTCGTCAGCGGCCAGCGACGTGTAGCGCTTGACGACGGTGCCGCCATCGCCCTCGAGCACGACGTAGCCCGCGGACGGGAGCGCCGCCGGGTTGCCGTCGTCGAGGTCGATCGACAGCGATACGCCGGCCACGGTCGTGATCTGGCGCAGGCCGAGGTAGGCCTGCACGGTCTCGATGGCTCCCGCCAACGCGACAGACTCAGAGCCGCCCGAGAACGCCCGCGAGAAGTCCACATTGAAGGGCGTGACGTCGACGCGGGTACGCAAACGGGTGTCGCTCGCCCCGACCGTCACGTCCGCGTAGAGCGCCCACACGTCGTGGTACCCGTCCGCGGTCACGGGTGCGTCGGCGCCGCGCCGCCACGCGAAGCCCGCCACGTCGCCGCTGGTCACCGCAGCCTCGAAGGCCTCGGCGAGCCGCGTGCGCGCCTGCGATCGCCGGAGCGTCCCGGTCAGTCCGACGAACGGCCGCACCGTCACCGACTCGAGATCGGTGGCGTTCGTCCAGACCTCGAGCGCGAACGTCGCCGACGCGTCGACCGTGATCGGGCCGTCGTCGTCGATCTCCCAGACCGCCTTGCCCGAGGCCGCGACGCCCAGCGGATCGGCCAGGCGGCGCACCTGGTCGCGGATGCCGATGGCCCACTCGGTGCCGTTGCGGATCGGGCGCCCAGTCACGTAGCCGTCGAAGACGACGAACGCGCCATCGAGCACGTCGGTCCCCTGCACGTAGCGCCCGGTCGGGTCGCGCAGCGCCACGTGCGTCGTGCCGCGCCGGCCCTTCCAGGTGACGGGCTTGTCCGCGACGATCGTGCCCTTGGCGTAGCTGCGGATCCGGCCGTATACGCCGCGCGTGCCGATGCCGATCAGCCTGTTGACGACGGTCGTCACGACCTCGGCGCTCGTCCCGATGTACACGACCGGCACGTCGGCCCAGCCCACCGGGCTCTCGACCGTGCAGCCGAGATCGGCCGCGGACATCGCTGCGCGCAGCGACGACGTGACGGTCGGCCGCTGCATGATCGCCCGCACCGCGTCGGTGTCGAGGAGCCGAAGCTCCTGGTCGTACGCGGCGCTGATGTGCTGGTCCGTCACGACCGGGCCGAGGGGGCTTGCGTTGTCGATCACGAGGCTCGCGTCGAGCGTGTAGCCCGCGGGCGCAACGGCGTCGCCGACGAGCTCGCACAGCACCAGCGGGATGCCCTCGAAGGTGTGCAGGTAGTGCGGGCTGTAGCCGTACGCGACGGCGCCCCAGAGCCGCGCCCAGGCCGTCGTGCCGATCGTCTGCGGCGCCTCGCCCGGGTCGCTCATGCTGCCCGCGACGCGCACGATCAGCATCTCGTCCACGTGCGTGCGCGCGTCGTAGGAGCAGCCGATCGGGTACAGGATCACGCGCCCGTCGGCGTCGTCCTCGTCCCAGTCGTCGGCGTTGTCCCACGTGATGCGCACGGCCGCGGTCCCGGTCACGAGCCGCTGGCCCTCGAGCGCGGGGCGCAGGTCGGCGGGGATCCCGATCTCGACCGACTGCCACAGGGTGCGGCCCCAGTGCTTCACGGCCGCGCGCGCGCCGCGGTACTGCCGGAGCTCGACGCTCTCGCGGTCGTAGGGCAACGGCTGCGACACCGGCAGCGTGGCGATCCCTGTCGGCGTCGTGTCGCTCAAGACGGGCGAGCCGTCCTCGACAAACACGACCGCGGCGTCGAAGCCGAGAAGCTCGGCCATGGCCTCGGGGAAGCGAAGCCAAACGAACGTCGCGCAGCTCGAATGGACCAACCCATCGGCCTCGTCAAAATGGATCTCGAACTCCGGCACCGCGGCGCCGATGATCGAGGTCCACAGCGCGAGCGCGTCGGACAGGGCAGTTGGCTCGGTGAGCGACAGCTCGGTCCAGGGCCCGGTGCCGCTCGTCGTGCTCCACTCGATCGTCCCCGTCGGCGTCTGCGCGTGGTACAGCACCAGCTCGATCGTCGCCGTCGACATCACAGACCCCCAGCGAGCTGCAGCGTCCCGGTCACGAGCAGCACGTCACCCTCGGGGTGCTCGAGCACGTCCTCGCCGACCCACACGTGACGCCACACCTGGCCCATCTCGTCGTAGACGTACGCGCGCCGGGGCTGCGCCGCGCGGCGCTTCGCATCGCCCCACGCCCACGCCTGCTTGCGCGTCAGTGCGAGCTCGACGGCCGGCAACTGCAGGCTCGCGTCGGCGGGCTCCATCGTCCACGATGCGTCACGGCAGGGCACGCCCTCGCGCCCCGGCGCGCGCTCCCAAAGCACCGTCGCGAAGCGGCCCGAGCATGATGCCGGGCAAGGGCCCGCCGGGCTCGCGCTGGTGTCGCCCATGCGCGCGGTCCACGTCGCGGTCGGCGTCACCGACACAAAGGTCGGCGTCGAGCCGGCGAAGGCGTAGACGAAGCGCACGCGGGCGAGGTCGGCCGACTCCTCGACGGTCAGCGTCACGGACGAGATCGCGGCGGCCCACGGGCGCGCGGCGTCGTCGAGCCACGCTTGTAGCGCGACCGCGACGGCATAGGCGTTCTGCTCGTCGCCCGACACGGTGTAGGTCGCCGAGCCCGACGCGTGCACGTACGCGATCGATGCGCCGGTCCACCCGCGGGTCGTGAGCACGATCATCCGTTGGCGCTCCTGCGGCCCTCGTCGGCGAAGCCGTTGCCGCGGCGACGCGTCAGCCGCGCGAAGTCGCTCGCGGCCTCCTGCTCCCGGCGGCCGCCGTAGTAGTTGCCGTGGATCGTGACGCTGACGTTGTTCGCGCCCAGCATCTCGCCCGAGCTCTGCACGCTCCCGCGGGTCGGCGCGGCGCCTCGGCCGCCACCGCCTGCGCCTCGACCACCGCCCGAGCCGGAGCCGAAGATCGCCACGCTGCCGAGCGTCGCGGCCGCCGCGAAGTGACCCGCGGCCTCGGCCTGCAGGCCGGGGATGAACACCTTGCCGAGACCCAACCCGAGCTGGATGATCGAGAGCACGCCCGCGCGCGCGCGCTCGTCCTTGATCGCCATCGCGCCGGCCTGCGCGATCGCCCCGAGCGAGCCGACGACCGCGGCCTCGGTGCTGATGCTGCTCTGGCCCCACTTGGTCCAGAGCTCGACGATCTTCGACAGCGCCGTCGTGAACTCCGACATCCCCGGCAGCGCGTCCGAGAGCGCCGACGAGAAGTCCCGGATGTCGCGCGCGATGCCGCCACGGGCCTCGGCGTTGCGGCGCTTGCCGCCCTTGTCGGTGCCGCCGGGGCCATCGTCGCGGCCGGTGACCTCGCCGATCAGGCGCTCGAGCTGCTTGAACTCGGAGCGGCTGATGCCGCCGCTCTTGCGCGGCCCGTCGCTCATGAACTGCGACTTGCCCTCGAAAGGGTCGTAGTCGCGCGAACCGCCGCCCCGGCGCATCGCATCCTGGGCCGCGAAAATCGCGTTGTAGTCGCGAACGCGCTCGGGATCGGAAGTGCCTTTGGCGGCAGCGAACGACGCGAACAGGTCGGCGGCGGGGATGCCCGCTGACCGCGACAGGCGCTGACCCCACGCGAGCGCGTTCTGCTCCTTCGCCAGGCGCGCAGTCTCGTCGGCTTGACGCGCCACCTCGTTGGCGGTCCGGGTCTGCAGATCCAGACGCATGCGGTCGAGCTCCGCGATCTCGTTCTCGACCTTCTTGATGGCGAGGTACCGCGCGTCGACGTCGCCCAGCACGAGCACCATGCTGTTCAGCGGGGCGAGCTGCTGGCCAATCGCGTCAATGCCCTTGAGGCGCCGCAGCTCCTCGTTGAGGTGGATCACCTTTTCGGTCACGTCGGCAAAGCGCGCGCCCGCGTCAGCGCCGATCGGATCGTTCGGGTCCGGCAGTGCGTCTCCCTGGCGCTTCGCCAATTCTTCTAGGTCCTTGCGCGCGCCTGCGATGGCTTCTGCGTATCGCTCGGCATTGACGCGCAGCGCTTCGGCTGCCGTGCCAGATTCGGCGAATTTGACAATCACCGTGGCCAGCCCTGAGGCGAGCCCAGCGAGCGCCATCGGGAAGCCGAGCAGGTTGCTACGCAGGTTCTCGAAGACGCCACGCACGCCGTCGAGCGGCTTCACGCTGCCCTTGATCGACTCCAGCGATGAGGCCCATCCCGACGTCGCGGTCGACGCCGCCTTCGTCGATCGCGTCGTCTCGCCGACCTTCTTCTCGAGGTCGGCGACGGCCTTCTCGGCCGCCTTCGTCTTGGCCACGCCATCACCCGTCCCGGTGATGGACATCGCGATCTTGACCTCGCCCGACAGCACCGCCATGGGTCAGCCCTCCCGCGCGGCGGCGCGCGTCGCGTTGTACGCCGGCAGGCCCGAGCCGCTCTTGCTGCTCCGCGCTTCGTGCTGCCGGGCGTCCTCCTCACGCACCGCGGAGCGGAGCTGCACGAGGCCGTTGACCACGTACGATCGGTAGGCCCGCGGCCACCCCGTGAGCGGCGAGACGAGCGCGCTCTGATAAAGCCCGACGATCCGGCGCCACGTCGGGTCACGCGTCAGGCCGCGTGGGCACACCGGCCAGTCGCTCCGGCCGACGATCATCCCCGGCTTGCCGCGCGTCTCGCACCCGCCTTCGACGCCGGGCCCAGGACAGTCGCCGCAGCGCTTGGCGCACGCGCGATCGATCTCGGCCGCGCGGGCCTCAGCGCGCGCGAAGTCAATCAGCTTGACTTTTCGAGGCTCCCGCATCGGTCACCTCCTGGCCGTCCTTTCCGGCCACGTCACCCTTCTCGGCCGCGTCTTCGGCGACGGGCATCGCTTCGATCCCGAAGCAGATCCGCGCGGTCTTGTGGTAGTCGGAGAGCTTCGTGCCGACGGTGTCGCAGAGGATGCGCATGCCGAGCCAGTAGGCCGCGTCACGCTGCTCCAGCGACAGGCGCCGGAGCCACGTCGCGAGGATGTCGCCCCGCTTGCCGTTGACCGAGACGACGCCCAGGCGGCGCGCGAGCAGGCGCCCCTCGGCCTCGCTCTTCTCCTCGCGCAGTCCGTCGACGCGCGCCTTGCCGTCGTCGTCCAGCGCCCGGATCCGCACGACGTCCGCCCCCGCCTCGACCGTGCAGTCCTTGGCGTCGATCCACCCGGCACCGACGAGGTGGTCAGGCACCTTGACGTTCGAGTCGTAGCACCACACGACGTCTTCGGCGACGCGGCGGAGCGGCTTGTCGGAGAGCAGTCCCATGCTTCACCCCAGCGAGATCACGAAGGGCTTGTCACCGCAGTCGGTCGAGGCTGTGTCGCCCGTCCACTCGTCGGCGACGATGGTGGCGACGACGTGGAGGACGCCGTCGATGAACTGCTCTCGCGGCCGCTCCGGGACCTTGCCGCCGCGGATCGTCCACGCGAGCAGCGCGCCGGGGGCGTCACCGTGGAAGCCCGAGATCGAGATCCCGAGCCCGTCTTCGTAGGCCTCGGTGAGGATGTCGCGCGAGCCGCTGATGAAGTCGCTGACGCGCGGGATCGCCACGGTCGCCGACGCCACCGGCATCCGCGTGTACGCCTCGCACACGCCCTGCGGCTTCGGGCCCGCGAAGCGGATCGGGTCGCCGAAGTCGATCGAGAGCACGACGTCCCGGATCCCGCACGGGCCGTAGTCGGTGCCCGCCGCGGTCTGCACCAGGTGCCACGACGCTTCGACGACGGGCGCCATCGGCAGGTGCCCCGTGAGCGCCTGCAGGCCGCCTCCGGCCTCGTCGTGGTTGGTCCCGCCGTACGCGATGCCCGGGCACTCCCACATCAGGACGTCGTCCTCGACGACGAGCCGCACCGCGCCCGTCGGCACCCAGCCGATCCATCGGTAGTCCTGCGACGAGTGATCGAAGACGCAGCGGATCGTCAGCGCCACGTTCGTGAGCGCAGCGGCCGACGGGTAGATGTTGCGGGTCGGAAGGCGCTCCTCGTTCGCCGCGGGCTGCGCCTGGATGTCGTTGAGGACGGTCGCATCGTAGGGCCCCGCGCCCGTCAGGTCCTTGATGAACCCGAGCTTGGTGGCCGACCCGCCGTTGGGCGTCGACGCCAACAGGCACCCGTACTTGCCAGCAGCCGTCGTGAGGACGACGACCCGATCAGCCGCAGGCGAGTCCGGCCCGACGCCGTTGAGCTGATAGGCCAGGTTGACGCCGGTCCCGATGAAGTCGAGCACCCGCGACAGGCCCCGAGCAATCGGCGTGTCGCTCGACAGCGCGTACCCCGAGAGCTGCCCCTTGACGGGACCCTTGAGCGTGAGGTTGTGCCACGTGCGCCCGGGCAGCGGGCCGCGCCGGCCGCCGTACTGCGCGACACCGCGCATGGCTCCCGACGCTTGCGACGCCACCGGGTCGGCCACGAACACCGCGGCCTCGATGATCTCCCACGAGCTGCCCTCGGTGTTGAGATCCGTCTGCGGCGCGATCAGCACGCTGTACGCCTGCTCTTGTGCGACTTCGCGGAGTGACATATTACGCGCTCCTCAGCTTGATCGTGCAGCGCCACGAGGCCGTGGCGACGTCGGCATAGGCGAGCTCGGCGCCGCTCACGACCACGAGCGTGTCGGTGTCGGTGATGGATGGATCGAGCCCCACGAGGCCGGTCACGAAGCGCCGCACGGCCGCGTCGATGGCCACCGCGGAGTCCACGAGGTTCATGACCCAGTCGGTCGAGCGCGGCACGTGGACGACGACGTCAAAAGTCAAGATGCTTTTGCAGTCGGCGGCGCCGCCCGCACGGTCCGAGCGGATCGCCGTCGGCACGACGTGCGTGCGGTACGGCGTCAGGAGCTCGTCGGCGTTGTCGTCGATGGTGCCAATCGTGATGGCTCCGGCGACGACCGTCACGCCCTCCAGGATCTCCTCGATACCCGCGAGCACGGCCGACGGGAGGACGCTCACGACGACGCCTCGGGCAGGCGCCCCACGATGTCCGGCATGCGCAGTGGGCGGTCCCAGACGACGCCGAGCTTGCTCGCGCCGAGGCCGAGCAGGTCGACGACGATGACGTTGACGCGCTCGAGCTCGCCCTCGGTCGGCGCCAGGACGTTGATGCCGTGCTGGCCGAGGATGGTCGCAGCTTTCAGCGTGTTGTTGATCTTGAGCGGACGCACGACGATGCGCGCGTTGCGCCGGCCCTTCGAGGCGCGGCGCGTAAAGTTCGGGTTGGCGCCTTCCGAGCGCCCGCGGAACCGGAGCTCGGCCCTGAAGCGGCCGACCATCACAACCGACAGGCCGGCCCACATGCCGCCCGTCGTCGCGTAGGCGCCGCCTCTCGTGGCATTCTGGCGGTGGTAGGCCGGGCGGCTCTCGAACCACTCGGCCCCGCTCGGACCCACCTGGCCCGTCGCGTGATCGGGGTACCGCGGGCTCACCGCGTACCGGCGCTGACCGCGCTGGCGCCAGCCCGGGAACGACTGCCCGCCGAGGTCCGCCCGCGTCTGCACGCGCGCCTTGACCGACGTGCCGAGCGCCTGGATCGACGCGCCGACGAGCGAGCTTGCAGCCGCCTCGGGCGTCATGCCGCCGGCCACCACGCGCCGCGACAGCTCGAGCTTGACCGTCACGACGGGTCCCCGAGCAGGAGCATCGTCGAGCCGACGTCGCCCTCGGCCACGCGGATCACGCGGTACGTTCGCGCGACGCCCTCGACCTCGAAGCCCACCGTGTCGCCGCTGGTGGGCGTGATCGACTCGTCGGAGAGGTCGCGCGTGCGGAACTCGAGCCGGGGCATTCCCATCTCCAGGCCGCCCAGCTCGGGCGCCTGGAAGGACGAGGCCGGCGTGTAGATCGCCGCGAGGCCAGAGACCGCCGCACCGCCCGCAGGCGTGTACGTCACCGCGCGGCCGAGGATGTCCCGGCCGGCAGTGATCGCGAGGTCCATGACGTCGTCCACGAAGTCCACGCGGCCTCCATCAGGATCAGGCCGGGGTCGTGTTGCGCTGGAGCCACACGAAGATGTCGACGCCGTCGCCCACTGCCAGGTCGACGTTGTCGGACGTCGCGAGGAACTCGACCATACCGCCACGCGCGAGCACGAGATCCGCCGCGGTCGCCGTCAGCGTGATCGCCGTCAGCGCGTTGTCGGTGATGGTCTCGAGGTTCAACGAACTGAACAGCGCGTTGTCGCTGACCCCGACGTTCTTGCTCGTGAGCGTCACCGCGCCACCGGCGCTCGTCGGCTTCGCGGTCGTGTAGTAGCTTATCCCCACGACCTTGCAGGCGAAGGGCGCGACCAGGTACACGTTCTGCACGTCGTTGGCGAGCAGGCGCAGCGCAACGCGCTCGACGTGCAGCGACGCTTCGGCGGCCGCCGGGTCGAAGACGACGCGCGCGAACGTGTCGCCCGTGAGCGCGGCGGCGGCGTAGAAGCCGATCGGGATCAGGTTGCCCGTGGGCGCCCACGACTCGAGCCGCTGGTCGGAGCCGAGATCGAAGAACGCGACGTCGCCCAGCGCCGGCACGAAGCCCGTGGCCTTGGCGCAGCGGATGACCTCGCCGACCGCCGGGCGCCGGTACTCGACCGAGTCTCCCGCCGTGGCCTCGGTCACGAGCTCGACACCGAGCAGCGCGCCGATCTCGCGGACCTGGCCCTTCGTCGACCCGCCCGTGGGGGCCGGGATCGTGAGCGTCTCGCCCGGAGTCTGGACCGTGTTGAAGTTGATCGTGCTGACTGCCATCTGTCACTCTCCGCCCGGCGCGGCCGGGGTCACGCTCAGGACTTGGGCACGCGCACCAGCGCGCGGGGCTCCTCGATGGCGCCGTACCAGTCGTGCACGAACTGCCACACGATGCCGTCAGTGCCGGTCGCGGGGACGCTCGAGAGACGCGGCGAGGGGTCGCCCTGGAGCCCGCCGTAGACGATGGGCGTGCGGTCGGCGACGCCGAACCACACGTCGGGGCCCGATGCCTCGATGCCGAGGCGGTCGTCGCGCCACGTCGGCAGCATCGACACCTCTTCGGGCCGCGTGCTCGAGCCGAGCGCGGGGACGATCGGCAGGTTGCACACCTGGTCGAGCGTCATCTTCTCGCTCAGCGCGGCGAGGAAGCCGCGGAGGCGGAACTGGAGCTTGCGCGTCGTCGTGCCCGCATTGTTGCCGGCCTTCTTGATGGTCTCGGTCATCTGCGAGAACAGCTTGGCGACCGCGATCACCGCGGCCATGTCGGGCGTCCCGACGTCCGCGCTGATATTGCCGCGGGCGGCGTCGAAGATGGCCACGCTGTCGTTGAGCAACGGGTTGCCGTAGAGCATGTCGATGACGATCGAGTCGTCCTCGAACCGCACCGCCGAGTCGCCGAGCCCGAGGCTCTGCTGCGCGAACTGGTCGAGCTCGTCGTTGATCAGCATCTGGCGCGTGAAGCCGACCTCGATGCCCGCGGTGGCGCGGCGCCCCACGAAGGGCGTCGTGTCGAGGTAGCCGGCGCGCTTCAGCTCGCCGTGCTCGTTGACGACCTCGAGGCTCGGCGCCCCGGAGCGGCGCACGATCGTGAACTGGCGGAAGTCAGGCCGGTCCATGCGGCGCGCGAAGTTGCGCCACGGGCTCGTGACCTCCGAGTACCCCACCGCGACCATCTTGTTGGCCGAGTCGGCGAGCAGGTACGAGAAGTCGGTCGTGATGCCGAGCTGCCCGCCGCCACCGCGGTAGGCCAGCGCGGCCTCGGCGATCTGGCGCTGAGACATGTGCCCGCACCGCACGCCGCGCGACTCCAAGAACTGCTCGGCGACGTCGATCAGGCGCATGCGCGCGAAGCGCTTCGGGAGCTCGTCGGTGCCCAGCTCGGGCACGGCCTCGGTCGCCCGGCCGGTGGCGCGGAGCTTCTCGTTGCTGCGCTGGACCTTGCCCGGGTCGGCCGACATCGCGGCGCGGCTGACGACGCCGACGCGCATCGCCTCGAACAGCTTGTCGGCCCCGTCACGCACGGCCTCGGCCCGGCCCGTCTGGGCGGGCGGCTGCGGCCCCGTGATCTTGTCCTCGGCCTGACGCTTTCGCGCCATCTCGAGGATCGCGAGCCCGACCGGGCCATCGTCGGCGTGCTCTGCGACCAGATCGCGCACCTTGTCGACGTCGACACCCTGCGAGACCGCGATCGTCTCGAAGTGACGGAGGCGCTCGAGCATGCGCTTGGCGATCGCCCGCGCGTCGGGCGCCGGAGCCTGCTGGGTCTGGGTCGTCTCGGCCATGATGGTCGTCTCCTCGGTGCTGCGCACCGCGTAGCGTCGGATCTCGGGTGCGCCCTCGGCGCGGACGGTGGCCCCCGCGTCGGCCGGCATCTGCACGACCGACACCTCGTATGGCTCCCATCGCGTGGGGATGACGAGCGTCCGATCGACGCCGTCTTTGCGGTCCTTCGGCTTGATCTGCTCGTATTCGTCGACGTCGTAGCCCACCGACACGGCGCGCAGGATCCCGTCCTCGATGAGCCCCAGGACCTCGTCGCCACGGGTCGTGCGCGCGAAGCGCAGGCGGCCCACGAGCTGCTCGCCCTCGACGCGCACTGAGCCGGGCTCGACAGCGCCGAGCGTGTCAGCGACCGAGCCCCACGAGCGATGGTTGTCGAGCACGACGCCGATGGTGTTGATACGCTCGAGCGCCGCGCGGTCGACCGGGATCGCCTCGTCGTAGTCGTCGAACCAACCGCGGCGGCGGACCATCGCGCCGGTCGAGATCACGACCTCGACCGTGCGAGCTTCGCGATCGAGCGAAGCCGCGCGCACGTCGGCGGTCCGCGTCAGGCGCTCGACTTCGATGTGCTGGCGGGTCGTGCTCACGGCGCCGAATCTCCGCCGTCCTCGCTGGGATCGGCAGGGGGGCCCGAGTCGCCACCGCCTCCCTGGCCCTGGCGCCGGTCGTTCCTCATCGCGCCGCGGAAGTCGGTCGTGGCCGGGTTGATGTCGAGGATGAGCCCGAGGAGCCCAAGCTCGGTCTGCAGCCGAGCCGCTTGGTCAAGGACCTTTCGCGGCGTCGAGCCGCGGGCCGCGACCTTGTCCTCCCACGGCACGAAGCCGGCGCGCACGTCGATGATGTCGCCGAGCGACTCGCGCGCGGGGTCGACGCTGGTCCGCGCAGGCGCCGTGAAATCGGCGGGCACGTACGGCACGGGCAGAAGGCCGCCGAGATACGCCGCCTCGCAGAAGCGGCGCCACACGCGCGCGGTCACCTTCGGCACAAAGTGCGTCCACTGCAGCGCGTCGATCTCGCGCCAGAACTCGATGAGGCCGCCGCGGAGCGACGAGTAGTTGGCTTGGCTCAGATCGCCGGTCAGCCACTCGTACGAGAGCCCGACGCCGACCGCGACGCTCTGCAGCATCGCGCGCTTGTATGTGTCGTAGTTGGCCGAGATCTGCGGCGAGTTGAACACGACGCTCTTGCCGTGACGGACCCTGAGGATCGTCCGCGGCTGGATGTCTTCGACGGGCACGCCGTCCGCATCCTCGACGCTTGGCACGAGCCCATCGTCGCTGCTGGTGTCGCCGTACGCGTCATCGCCCGGGATCACGAACGCCGTGACGCACGCCTCGGTAGCCTTGCGCGCGAGCTCGGCGCGCTCCCACGTGTCGAGGTCGGCCTTGGTCGCGAGCACGGGAGCGAGGAACGGAACGCCGCGGACCTGGCGCGGACGCAGCGGCAGGAACAGATGGATCACGTCCTCGGCCGGCGTGCGCACCGACTCGCTGCGGCCGACGCCGTACGGCCAGCCCTCGCCCGGGTGCTCGCGATGGAACCAGTACGCCACGCGACGGCCCGCGGCGTCGAGCTCGACACCCTGCACGATGCGCCCGCCATCGCTGGTCGTGCGCTCGTTCTTCGTCTCGTCGAGCATGTCCGCCTCGAGCACTTCGAGACGCAAAGGAACTTGACCAATCCGCAGAAGCTCAGGCGCGGACCGGAAGCGCAAGAACGCCTCGCCGGCCTCGACCCACCCGCGCGCCGTGACAGCCTCGAGCGCTCCGTACGTGTGCACGCCCTCGGCGTCGCACGGCGGCGACTGCGCGGGCTCCTCGGCCTCCGGGTCACCGGCCCACGAGCGCCACAGCGATTCGGCGAGCGCGGCAACCGCCTGGGCCTGGTCGGTGTCGTCGGCGGCGCGCGGCGCGACCGTGATGCCGGTCCCGACGATGTTGCCCGCGAGCACGTTGACGGCGCGCGCGCAGTGCGCGTCGTTGCGCGACATGTCGCGGGCGCGGGCGCGGATGTACGGCGCCGAGGTCCCGACGGCGTTGGGGCCGGCGTTGCTGGTCGTCCAGCCCTTGCGGCCGCGGTCTGCCGTCGACGCGGCCTCGTAGTGCGTGCCCGAGCGCTTCGCGGCCGGCCCGAGGCCGATGGCCCCTAGCATGCGCTGCCACACGCTCGCGCGCTTGCGCCGGCGGGCGATGGTCTGCGGCGCCGCGCTCACCGGCGGGCCTTCGACAGCGACGCGACGCTGTAGCTACTCGGCCGCCGCGACGAACCGTTGACCTCGGCCTCGATGGCCGCCTTGAGGCGCAGCATCTCGTCCAGGCTGTGGAACGTGACGGACTTGCCGTCGCTCGTCGTGACGCTACGCGCGCCCTTCGCGATGGCGGACTTGAGGTTGTCGAGGTCGGTCTGTGTCCATGCCACGCGCCACGAATACGCGGACGCGCACGCGACAGGCAGGCGGGGCTATGGCTCCCAGCGCGGCCGGCGCGGCCTCGTGGCGGGCGCTGGTGCCGGAGCCTTCGCGGGCGGGGCGGGCGGCGGCTTGGTCGGAGCCGGAGCAGGAATCTGCATTTCGGAGCGACTTTGCTGCGACGAAAGGTGCTCAGAAATTCGATTGGTCGTCGGGGCGTCGCTCAGGGTCTTGGCCGTGCGCTCGAGCCGCAGGCCCAAGCTCAGCAGGCCGTGAAGCGCGGCGTACTCGTAGACCGAGCAGTCGAGCGCCTCGTTGCGCAGGCTCGAGCTACGAAGCTGCCACCGTCGACGGCGCTCCGACGTCGCGCGGCCGCCGCGCGTCCCGGCGTAGTCGACGACGCACGTCTCGGCCGTGAGCTCCTCGAAGTAGGCAGGGCCGATGACGTCGACCGCGGCGAAGTGCCAGTAGCCCGGCCCCCCGACCTCGCCGCGCTGCCTCGCGAGCAGCGACGCGCGGAGGCGCGACATGCACGACTCTTTGCCCGCGAACACGCCGAGCAAGTACAGCGGCAAGTTCCCCTTGTTCTTCCGTGACGGCGTCTGCGGCCACAGCTTCGTGCCCTCGCGTCCGCTGTCGCCCTTGATGGCCCAGACACGGCGCGACCGACGCGCGCGACAGAACTTGTAGGCCTGCGCCGAGTACAGGCCGCCGGTGTCCACGCACGTCGCGCGGATCGCCAGCGAGCCACCCAGCGCGTGCGCGTAGCGGCGCGTCATCAGGATCGCGTCTAGCTCGGCCCAGACGGACGCCGGGTTGTTCGGGTCCACGCCCGGGTCGCCGATGATGTCGACGCGCTCGAGCGTCCATCGCTCCTCGCCGGGGCCCCATGCGCTGGCCTGGAACACAAGCCGATCGCCCTGCACGTCGACCGCCGATGTGACGACGACCGCGTGCGCCGGTAGCTGCGCCAGCGGCTCGCGCAGCAACATCAGGCCGTCGGGGTCCCACGCGTCCGCGGATGACGCGTCGTAGGTCTCGCCCAGCTTGGTGTTGACGAAGACCTGCTCGCGCTGCGGGTCGCCCTGCGCCGCGGCCCATTCCGATGCAAGCTGCCCCCAGCTCACCCACGGCGAGTACAGCGCGGAGATCTGGAAGCCCGCAACGCGGCGACCTGGGAACGTCGGCACCCAGCGACCGCGCGCGACCATGGCTTCCTTGCGATGGTGCGGGATGAGCACGCCGCACCCGCCGATCTGCGGATCGCACAGGTACTCGGACATCGGGAACCCGTCTTGGTCAAGCTCCTTTCCGATCTGGACGCGAGAGAAGATGAGCCGCTGATAGAGCCCGCACTCGGGACACGGCACGTGGTAGTGCCGTTGGTCGCTGTCGAGAAACGCGGTCTCGATGCGGCTCGATCCCTTGATCGTCGGCGTCGACGACGCCAGGATCTTCTTGCTGTACGGGAACGTCGACGTGCGCTCCTTCGCGAGCGTGTACGGGTCGCCTTCGCCGGCCAGCGTGCCGGGCCACGCGTCGAGCTCGTCGCACAGGAGCACGCGGATCGTGCGGCGACGGAAGCTCTTCGAACTGTTCGCGCCGACGACGTAGACGACGCCACCGCGATACTTCTTGTGCAGGATCGTGTTGCCCTTGCGGCGGTCTTTGTCGGGCGTGATGAGGCGCGCGAGCGATGGCGTGTGCGCGATCATCGGGTCCAAGTGGTCCTTGCTCCACTCCTCGGCGTCGGCCTCGATCGGCATCGCGACCATGATCGGGCAGCGCACGGCGTCCATGTAGAACCCGACCGGGTTGTTGACGCCGCCCTCCGTCTTCGCCGTGCGTGCCGAGGTCATCAGCACGATTTCCTGGGTCTTCGACGTCGGCGACAACTCGCGCATGACCTCGACCATCCAGGGTGTCTTGGCGTTGCGCCACATGCCCGCGTTGGCGCTCGTCTCGGTCGGCAGGTAGCGGCACGCCTCGGCCCACTCGTCGATCGTCGTCGCGGGCGGCGGGGCGAAGCCGGAGCGGAACGCGGCGATGAGCGAGGATGGGTCGGATAGTGAAGTCACTTGACCATCCGCTGGCGCGCATCCAGGCTCGCCAGCATCGCAGATGCTTCGGCCAGCAGGGCCCGAGCGTTGTCCAGTCCCTCGGGCCCTCGCGTGCAGACGTTGACGTCAACGCTCGCGCCGAACTCGACGTGACACGATGCGCGCGCCTTGCCGCGACCAAGCACGGCCCACCAGTCGCCAGACCTCTTGCGCCACTTGACAGCCATCATCGCCCCCGCGCATCGCCAACGCCCATCTCGGCGTCAAGCGCGTCGGCCACAGCCAGCAGTTGCAGCGCCACCTCACGGATGTCGTCGGCGCTCATGCACACCGCGGCTCCGCCGCAATCGCTACCAGCGACGAGCACGGCCGCGTGGCCGGCGTGCAGGTACGCCACGAAGGCCTCGGCGTACTGGTCCCGCGAGCCGATACGGCGGCAGCCGTCGACCCACCCATCGCGCATGATTTGATCGACCACGTCATTCGCCATCGTCACACCCCTTCACGCTCCCCTTCACGTACGCCGACCACTCGGCGCTGAGCGTACCGACGAACACCCGATCTGGCTCGCCCGCGACGCGCACTGTCGCAGTCCACTCCTCACCGTCCGTACCGCCTTGGGCATCGGCCGCCGAAACCGCGGCAGCCTCGGCCGCCAATTCCGGCGAGTATTCGCCGCCGAACGAGCATGAGTGCGTGGTGTAGCCATCGCGCGACACTTCGACCTCGTACACCGCCACGCGCCCTGTCTTCATTGCGTCAACGTACGCCCGATAGCTGGCATAAACCATCGTCACGCCTCCTCGCCCGTAAGATCGCGGAGAGCGATCGTCACTTCGTCAGTCACGAGCTGCGAGCACACGCGCGGGTCCGTCTCCGCGGCGAGGCGGCCGGCCAGCCTCGGCCCGAGCTGCAGCAGTTGATCACGGACCATCGTCGCCTGCTCGGCCCACGTGCGCTCGACGGTGCCGCGGCGGACGAGACGGCCCTGGAGCTCCTGGCGCTCGATCTTTGCCTTGCGCGCCTGCTCGCGCTTGAGCGCCGTGGTCCAGTCGGTCGCCGCTGCAGCGCGCCGCTCCGGCGTCGGGGTCGCACCGTCCTCGACCTCTGCCTCGGGCCGCACCTTGCGCGGGCGCCCGCCGCCAGTCGCGTGCGCCAAGATCGCCGTCAGCGCGAGGTGC